AATATGTACGCAAACAAGGATGAGTAAATGGCCGTATCAGATAGCACAGACTTTGAACTCGACGTTGCGGAGTACATTGAGGAGGCATTTGAACGCTGTGGTCTAGAGGTTAGAACGGGTTACGATCTTAAATCTGCCAAGCGTTCTCTTAACTTGATGTTAGCCGAATGGGCTAATCGCGGTCTTAATCAGTGGACCATAACACAAACTACACAAGCACTTACCTCTGGAACAGCCACGTATAATCTTAATACAAATGTAATTGATATCTTATCTGTTGTTGTAAGACGCAGTAGCACGGACTTTGCTATGGAACGAATAAGCCGATCCACATATTTAGGCATACCAACAAAAAGCACGACGGGGCGACCTAATCAATTCTTTTTAGATAGGCAGATTACTCCTGTGTTGAAAATATGGCCTACTCCTGAAAACAGCACGGATACAATTATATTTGATGCATTAACACGCATGGACGATGCAGACACGTTTATTAACACAATGGATATGCCCTTTCGGTTTTTTCCATGTTTGGCAGCAGGGCTTGCTTACTATATAAGTATGAAAAGAGCGCCTAATAGAACACAGATGCTAAAAGCAGTATATGAAGAGGAGTTTCAACGCGCGATGACTGAGGACAGAGACAGAGCTTCTTTTAATGTAGTACCTCAGTATGAATATTTTAGGAGTTCTTGATGGCTCGATTTGCACAAGGTAAACACGCTTACGCCAT